GAAAGTAACAGAATCTTCTTTTTTGCCATAACTTTTAAAATATATATTGTTTAATTTAAATTTTTTAATCCTCTATCACACAATCCTCTATGAAAAAACTCACACCATTCACATAGTTTCGTTGCGTTCTTTGGATACTCTATCTCAGTTTTATAATTACCCTCTTTGTCAAATACACTCTCTACAAACTCCGTAAAACCCTTCCAAGCTTTATTTACTGATACTTTACCATTTGCAGGTACATGCTTACTCATTCTATGTGTTGGAATATCTTCTACTACTTGTACTTTTCTTTTCAATATGATAAATTCAACATCAATCACATCTTCGGAAATGTTTAATAATTCTGCATAGAACTTTTTGTATAAAAGAATTTGTGCATTTTTAACTGGGTCTGATTTTTGATACTTACTCCAACCTCTTGTAGAAGTTTTAAAGTCAATGATTCGATATCTACCATTAAAGGTATCTCTAATAATCAAATCTATGAAACCCATAAAGTTTACATTCTCTGAAATCTTTGTGTTTATAGGTTGTTCAATTGCTACCAACTCATCGTGTTTTAACGAAAAGAATTTGTTAAAGTTTTTGGGTTTTTGAAACCAATCTAATAAGACATTTCCATCTTCTAAAAACTCTACCATTTCTTCTTTGGTGCATATTGTAGTGTTTCCTATTTCCCCTTCGGTTTCTTTAAGATATGCATCTCTCATTCTTTCTTTTAGATATTCCTTTAAGTCAATCATTTTGTCAGCTTGTGACTTTGATATTCTTAAACATTTCTCCAAATAGTTTTGAAGTGTTTCGTGCATTGCAGTTCCAAAGATTGAGTGTATATTAGAAGAGTTTTCTCCCAACTTATCTATGTATGCTAATTTGTATTGATGTGGACAACTATGCCACATACTATATTGTGAAAATGATACTCTTGCCATATTATATCTAATATACGACAAATAATTTGATTTACCAAATTATATTAAATTATAGGTTTTTTTACGATTGGTGCTCGGAGTATATCCATTTTTTTAGAACAATCTTTTACATACTCTGGTTTTGCATTAGATTCCGTATTCATAAATTTGAGTATACCATTAAATTCTGCTTTTGTTTTTTCAGATTTTATATATCTCATATTTTTTTTGAATAATTTAATCATTTCTTCTTTTACGTTTGGTTCAAAATTATTTATAGAACAATAATCGGGAGACCATGCATATGTAAAGTCAATATTTTCAGTAGTTTTTATAAATTTATTTTTTTTCATAAATTTAATAAAATCAAATATATGATGCATATTCCATATAGTAGTTGTATATTGAAAATTATAAATTAATTCACTTGAATTTTTTTTATCACCGGTTCTAGTAGAAGATACTCCAAAGTTCTTTTTAATTGTATTCATATTTTCAACAAATACATCGTGTTTCCAACCCGTTCTCTGATGTTCTCCCACTTCATATACACCATCACATGAAATTGATAAAAATACTCTTTTAAATCCTTTCCACATTTTTACTAAATCAGTCGATTCAAATTTTAATATAGATAAATTTGTGTTGTAATGTAATCTTAATTGTCTACATCCAGCATCTTCGTCTATTGGTAAATTTTCGTATAACCAAGTTATTATTTGATTGTGTTCGGGCATTATCAAAGGTTCTCCTCCTGCAAAATAAAAACTTCTAATATTTTTCATATGTGGTATCAAATCTTCAAGTATGTTTTCTCTTAATTTAATAACCTTAGATACTGGTTTTGGAAATCCAAATATTTCATATGCATCATACCAATTCGAAGATGACCCGTGGTCACACATTCTACAAGTAAAATTACATAAATTGGAAAAACGAATATCAAAGTGTTGAATAGAATCTACACTATAATCTTCGTTTACAATAGGATGTTCCCATAACTTATTATCATTGTAAAATTGTCTAGTACTATATTCACCCGCGTCGTCTTTTTTATAACACACATTACACACTTTGTTTCTTACACCTTCAAGCATATCTTTACGAAGTTGCTTCATTTGTGGAGAATTATATACTTCTTCAATTGTATGTTCATTTAAATTTAGGCCGTTGTCAAATGAGTCTGCAATACCACATGGTTTTGTAGTTCCATCTGCTAATGAGCATATATGAACAAACGGAAATCTACAATACGATTTAGAAGTTATTTCCTCCATTAGATTTTAAGTTTCAGTTTTGTAATTTGTTTTTTGTCTATACCATATTTTTCACAAACATATTTAAGGTATTCTCTGCCTTCTCTTGTGGAATATAGTACCTCTAAATAGTCAATTGCCTGATTTTCGGAACAATCGTATTCTTTCTTTAAAAGTTCTACTATAAATTGTTCATATTTATCTTCGGATTTTCCTTTAATATATTTCAAAAAGTATTTACCCTTTGGAATAACATTAATATACAAACTATACATTTCTTTTGGAGAAAGGGTCTGTGTTAATGGTAAGATAGACGCAATCAATTCAACCCATTCAGATTTCATTGAAAGAAATCTATTAATCATAAAGTTACTCCAAGTTTTTAAATCTTCTTCTGAAAGTTTATCAAAATACTTTGGGTCTTGAATAGTAGTTATTGCATTAATATGGTCAAATAACTTTTGAGCCATTATTCTATGATTTTTGTTTCTTGTAATTCTTGTGGTAATAATTCATTTAATGCTTTACCACATGATGCACATACATATAATTCAATTGGCATAACCGAATCCTTTGGTGCACCTGTTAATAATCTAGATATTTTTTTGAATCTATATGCTGGTAGGAAAATCTTTCCACCACAATCACAATCCATATCTCTTGCGTCATTTAAATTAAAATTCGGGGGTAATTGTTGTTGTTCCATTATTTTATTATGTTTAATATTTGTATAATTGTAGACATAAATACGATTTCTTTATCTACTACCAATGCATCTTTTGAAAGACCATCTGCAATAGTTAAAATCACATTTGCTACATTTCCTGTTGCGTATTCATCTACTTTGTCGTATAACATTGTATACATTTCCGAATAGTCGTTTAGTTTGTTGTCTGCTACTGCTTGTCTAATTTTCATAAACATATTTCTCTTGTCATCGGATTCCTTTAACAATTCAATAAGTTTAGTTGCAAAGTTTGCTTCAACCATTACTCTATGGTCTACTTTCAATTCTCCTTTTGCAGATTGTAATTGACAAGTATTAAGTATCCTTCTAATATCTGGATAATATGAATTAATCACATCAGCCATATTCTTTGGTTCATACTTAATCTTTTCAGCATCTAATATCTTTGCTACCTGAACTGCTACATCCTTTTTAGTCGGAGGTGTGATTGCGAAAGATTGACATCTACTTTGGATAGGGTCAATTATTTTCTCAATGTAATTACAGGTTAAGATAAAACGACAATGCTTACTGAATGTTTCCATTAAGTTTCTCAAAATCGCTTGTGCTCCCGGTGTCATATAATCAAACTCATCTAAGATGATTACTTTGAAACCTGCAAACCCAACCGATGATGCGAAGTTCTTAACTTTCGTTCTTACGGTGTCCACATTGTTTTCATCCGATGCGTTGATAATCATATAATCACATTTGATTGTGTTTACGATTAGTTTAGCAAGTGTGGTCTTACCAGTACCTGCTTTTCCATACAACAATAAATGTGGTATGTCGTTTGCATCTAAATATTGCTGAATTGTTTCTTTGATGGTTTCATTACCAACATAGTCAGCAAGAGTTTGTGGACGGTATTTCTCCACCCACAAACTATGTTCTCTTTTGTTTATATCGTTTGCGAAAAAACTCATATTATTTTCCAGTTGAACCGAATCCGCCTTCGCCTCTTTCGGTGTTTGTTAATTCATCTACTTCTTTAAATTCAATTGGTGGGTGTGGGATAATTATAATTTGCATAATCCTATCACCAACACCATATACAAAACTACCACTTTGAGATGATAATGACCTTTGATTAAATGTTGCCTGTATTTCACCTCTATATCCACTATCAATTACACCTACCGAATTACTTAATGATAAATCGGTTTTACGAATGGATGAACGAGGGAATACTAATCCTACAAATCCTTCGGGTATTTCCATTGCCAATCCTGTTCCGTATGTAATTTGTGTGCCATCAAACTTCATTGATGTTGCTACTAAATCCATACCAGCATCACCATCTTTTGCATA